AGGTTCATCTCACAAGATGCCTAACGGAAGTCTGCATACCAATAAGTCACACACCAAGACCAGCGTAAAGCTGTTTCATTTCAAGGACTTAAGTAAAACAGCTAAAGCGAAAGCTAGATCCAATGCCTAAGAAAGCAAAGAGTGGAGGCAAGATATGCCCGGAAGGTAAAGCCTGGGCTAGACGTACGTTTGACACGTATCCGTCCGCCTATGCGAATATGGCTGCATCCAAGTATTGCAAGAACCCTAACTATGCAAAGAAGTCTAAAGGTGGTAAACGTAAAGGAAAGTAATGGCTCAACTAAAGCAATGGCGAGAACAGAACTGGGTAAGGATCGGAACTGATGGATCTATCAAAGGACCTTGCGGAACGTCGAAGGATAAGAAGAACCCTGACCGTTGCCTCCCTAAAAGAAAGGCTCTCAGTCTTACGAAAGCAGAGAGAGCAAGCACAGCTAGAAAAAAGAAAGCAGCAGGAGCCAGAGGAAAAACAGTCGTAGCAAATACACCAAGAGCAAAGGTAAGAACTAAATGAGGAAGGAACACAAAAGCAAAAAAGGAGGACTTACGGCGGCTGGTCGTGCTCACTTCAAGCGCAAGACTGGTGCTAACCTCAAGCCCCCTGTTACTGAATCTAATCCAAAAGGCAAGAAGCTAGCTAGAAAGAAATCATTTTGTGCCAGGATGTCTGGCGTTAAGGGTCCAATGAAGGACGAGAAGGGAAGACCAACACGCAAGGCATTAGCCTTAAAGCGTTGGAAATGTTAATTTATATAAAAACTTATGGCTAGTACAACTGTAAACTTTAATTTAAAAACCGCTGGTTACGCTAACTACGCTAATCAGACGTTAACCTTTACCCTTCTTAGTGCGGGTGCTGAGGCATCCTCTGGAACTCAAGACTATGTTGTCTTACCTGGGACTGTAACAGCAACAAGTGATGCTAACGGTGACGGAAGTGCAACTCTGTTTAGGAATGGTAAATCTGGCATTAATAGTGTTTACGAAGTTGTTTTTCCAAATAGAGAAAGAGCTAAGTTTATTATACCATCAGGAAGTGCTACCATTGAACTTGCTGCGCTTATAGTAGATAACGTTCCCAGCGGTGCTGACACACAGCAAAGTTCTGTTTATGCTGCCGCTATACAAAGAGCTAACCATACCGGAACACAGGCTCTTAGCACAATCTCTGACGCTGGAACAATAGCATCTCAGGCTTCTAACAGTGTTAGTATAAGCGGTGGTTCAATATCTGGTGTAACACTAACAGCAAGCACAGCTAACCTAACTGACGCAACCGATAAGCGATTGATGACTGACGCTCAAGAAGCAAAGCTTGATACCGTTGAGACTAATGCTGACGTAACTGATACCGCAAATGTTACATCTGCTGGAGCATTAATGGATAGTGAACTAGCTGATCTTACTGGAGTAAAAACACTTACTCTACCCGACAGCACTGTTATTAGTGATTTTGCTAAAACCTTTTTAGATGACACAAGTGCTGCTGCTGTTAAAACTACATTGGGTATTACAGATGCAACTGCACAGGTAAACTTTGTCCCACGTAGCATTAGCTTTACTAACACTTCCGCGTATCTTAGCTTGGCAGATGCTCCTGAACTAGATGTTGATGCAGGAGATTTTAGTTTATCTTTCTGGGCAAGGTTGGACAGCAGCGGGACAGAACCCGTCCTTACTAAGCTCTCGGGCACAGGATATAGATTAAAGTTTGTATCTGGTAGTCTTATACTAACAATGCAGGACGCGGGTGGTTCCGCTGACTTTACATTAGCAACAGGTCTTAATGATAACAAATGGCACGTATATGTAGTTACCGTTGATCGTAGTGGTAATGCAATAGCTTACGTTGACAATGTTGCTCAAACAGGCGTTGGAGTTTCTGGGACTGCTTTAACACTAGCTAACAGTGGTCAGTTTCAAATTGGCTCTGACGGCGGTTCTAATGCCGGAGATGGTATTGCCCTTGGTAATTACATCGCCTTGCACAAAGCTATTCTTAGTGCTTCTCAAGCAGCTCAAATATATTTCTCAGCAGATGCGGCCTTAACTGCTGTAGCACCTGAATTAATGGTAGACCTGCGTAAAGCAGATAAGACCTTTGCTGATGTAAGCACCAATGGTTTTGCCGTTACTACCAACGGAACTATTATATATAACGAAGGTAGAATAACCTCATTAGATAATGCTACGATTGGTGCAACTACGGCTGCTCCTGTTACAGGAACTAATGTATTAGCTAGCACTACACTTGGCTATAAGACTGGTAGTGGTGGCACTGTTACTCAAGGAACAAGCAAAACTACTGCCGTTACCCTTAATAAAATAAACGGTGAAATAGTAATGCACGCCGAAGAGTTAGCAGACGATGCTACTGCCGCATTTACACTTACCAATAGCACGATAGCCGCAACAGACGTTGTTATTGTCAATGTTGCTAGTGTTGGAACAGCGGGAGCATATCAAGTTACCGTAGGAGCCGTAGCCGCAGGTAGCTGTAGCATAAGTGTTTTGAATGTAAGCGGAGGTTCTTTATCTCAAGCTATCAAACTTAACTTTGCAGTAATTAAAGCAGTCGCATCATAATGGCAGTATTTCACAGAACTAAGAGATTAAAAATCTATGGCAAAAAGCCAGAGGTTACACAACTATTCGGTGGACGATACGCGATGGTCGTGCGTTGTCAGGCAAAGAATGATACAGAAGCCTGGTATGACAAAAACAAAGATCAGATATTTGCTGACTTTGGAACATTGTATGATGCCCACATGGCAGTTGATGGCATTGATGCCAGAACTGGTGAAGCATATACGGACATGGTTCTTACTAGCGTTGGAGCTGGTTACACCCAGACTGGCGAGTATGTAATAACCTTTAGGTATCAGACCCTAACTAGTTCTTTCGTTGAAGAGGCGGCAGAAAAAGTAGACGTAGAGCTTAATGGCCTGCGTAGGGTTATACGTCGCCTTATAGCTAAGGATGGCACAAGCTATGGTAAAACTGTAGGAACAAGCACAATTAGCCATTCCGCTATTGGATACAGCACAGCTACACTAACACTAGCTCAAGCTACATCGGGGACTAAAGACCCCGATGAATCAGGCTTTGTTAGTATTACGGAGACATGGCTGGAGAGTGGAGTGATAAGCAGAACTATCAATGAGGGAAGTGGAGGCACAGGAATTGGTAAGATACGCACAGAGACAGTTGAAGCGTTCAATGAAACTCCCAATCCATCTATTACACCAAGTGTGGAGATTGGCGTATCAACGTCGAATGTAGAGGGCATAGACACTATCAGAAAGACATTTGTTAGTGGTGCTGGAGAGATACGAAGGACAGAAAGTCCGGGACCTAGTGCTATACCAGGCACAACATACGTTACTATAGACTCAGTTGGCACTGCAATTACCCCTACTGGAACATTAATTGATTCCTCCGAAACTCAAGAAAATGGATTCGTTAGATTTTCTAGAACTGCGCTACAGGGAACAATCATTAAAACAACCCAGACCTACAAGGATGTAGCATTTGTAGACGTTCCCGGGCAAGTTTCTTGCACGACTAGCAGCGAAATAGCTCCCAGGAATAGAAACCAGATTTCTGGCTTTTCAAATGTTTCTGGAAAAACTGTTGTCATTGAAAGTATTCCACCCAGCAAACAACAAGTTGAAGCTACTGTTGTTGTTAACATACAAGACTCAATGCCAGATACAACTGAGCTTGCCTTTGATATATCTGGTTTGTCTTGTTCAGTTTTAAAAGTTACCCATAGAATTTCTGGTGGAGTAGGAAGAGCCGTTACCTTAGTAGATGCTGGCGGCAACACATCTACCGAGGTTGGACGTTCACAATCTTTCGGGGCAAGCAGTAGTATTTCAGAATTTAGGGGACATTTTATTGTAGATACTGGATCTTCTGCTACGCTGTCAGGATCAAGTTCTAGGCAACCGTATATAAGTGGGGGTGAATTTAAGTTTCAAGAAGAGGTATCTGAAACACAATCACAAGCTTTTGGCTTTGGGAATGACACGGCTGATAAAGACGAACTTTACAAAACATCTGGAATTATAAGAAGGGACGTTCGCCCAGTTTTAACTGCTCAAGATGGAACAGTTTTTTATGAGGTTACTACTGTTTCTGGAGATGTAACAGGCAGAAACCCTGCGCTTCCAATCAATCGCGAATTAACATTATAATAATAAGATATGGAAAGAAGCAATGAAGCATCTCTTAATAGGCAGCGTCAACGTCGGCAACGCAATGAAAATTTAGAAAATTTAGTTGACCCGGTAACTAGACAAAACATTGATGACGCAATACAAAATCTAAAAGACTATCAATCATCTGGTAGAATGGATAGCACTAGCGGTAAATTTGGATCAAGGGCAGTAAAGGCTGAGATTGACCGATTAGAGGGCGAAAAGCAGAAAGCTGAAGATCGACTAGATCGAGACTCTAAAGAAGACAGGCAAAGAGGGGGAGCGGGTCAAGATGCTTCAACGGGGTCTAGGAGCGGAATGCCCTCAATAGATCAACGGGAGGCTGCTGCTGGGTTAAATGATACAATGTCTGGCAGGGGTCAAGATGACCCAACGATGGACGAAAGAGAGGCTGCTGCTGGACTACGTGGAACTACGACTGGAAGAGATTTCCCAGACGATACTAAAGATCAAACTGGGGCAGAGGACGGTGAATTGCCAGAAGAACAAACGGATGATCCTCTTGGCACGTTTGGAGTTATTGTTATTATTAATAATAGACCACACTCGGCAAGTGTTTACGGGCAACTTGGACCCAAATTAGAAGACCCATAATAATGGCTGCTATACTAAGAGCAGGTCCATTTGCAAGTTCATCCTACTCATTTTTAAATGAGCAAGACCCACTTATTGTTGGTAACTTTGCTGATGTCAGTGTTTATCCAGTTAATTGTGCCAATTACACTTCTTCATCAGCTTGGCCTTGGAGGTATAACGACGTTCTTAATAAAACTTTAACTACACATACCGGGTGTGAATCTACTCCAGGTGGAGATTCACCTACTGAAAGTTCGGCAACCTCTAATTCTGGATCAGTAAAAACCGCCACTGGTAATTTTTCTGCAAGCAATTCGGCAAGTTCTAATCGAGGGACTACAATAGTAACAGGGTTAAGCTTTGCTTATCAAGCAACGCAAAGTTTTAAAATTAAAATAACTTACAATGGTTTAGCTTCAGCTAGTGCTGGTCAGACAATTGACTCATCGAGCAATATACTATTTTTTGACAGCTCTGGAAGCACCATAGACGGTTTTCCTAGTTTAAGTGGCTCGGTGACTAGGACGTTGCCCGCATCTACTGTTCCCGTTTTTTTCAATGCTTCCTTAAGCGTGGGCATTGTTATTGAGTTCCCTGACGATATTTGCATACCAAACACTGGAAGTGCCAGTGCCTCTTCGTCTTTAAGTGTTGAATTTTTATAATTACTAACCCCCTTACCCCCTATGGTATAATAGGACTAACCCCTTTATTTAAGACATTATGAATAACTTTAATCAATTTGGAAGAGTGGCAGGAGTAATACCAGAATCGTTTTCGCGCAGCGCTGACATTGGGGACATCAGACCCCGGTATATACCTGGTACAAGTTTTGCTTCGCAAGGATTTACGCCTGAAGAAGGAAGGGCTATGATGGGATTACCACCAACGCAGCAAGAAAAATATAATACAGGGATAGAAGCAATGAAGCAGTTTAATTTAGGCGCATTTCAAAGAGCCGCCCCAGGCACTATATTTGGCCAAGGAGATTCAGGATTTCAAAGCCCTACGATGAAAGCCAGCGAAATGGGCTTTAACAATATTTATAATTCACTATTTGGCATGGGAGCCATGTAACATTATTAACCCCTTTATTTAAAACACTATGGCAATTAGAATTACAAACACGAACAGATACCCCGTAGCTACAGAAGAACAAAGAAACGCTCTTTTCGGTAAACTAAGAGCAAGTGCGGGGGGGGTAGGTCAACTTACCCCTGAGGAGCCTGAGGAACAACAGTTTAAAGAAAGAGCAGAGCGATACCAGCGAGATGCGGCTGAATTTCAATTAGCTCAAAGAGAAGCTGAGTTAGAGCAATCAAGGCGTGATCGACAAATTCAAGAAAACAAAGATCGTAATGCTGCTCGCGAAATTGCAAATAGAACTTATATGCTTGATGGAAAACCAGTTAGTGGTGAAGAAATGAAAGCTGTCTCTGGCAGATATTGGCAAAATTATAGAACTGCGCCTACGGTAACTCCCGAACAACAAAGGGCAACTTCTTTACAGCGATCTTTAAGGCAATTTACACAAAACCCAACGCAATTTTTATTGGGAGGCGGTCAAAATGTAGGAGAATTGTTTAATTATCTAAGTCGAGCAAATCAACTGTTTAGTCTTACTGGGCAAGAAGGTAGTTTTATGGACTCTCTTTTTGGTCAATCTAGGCCAATACCAGTTAGCAGCCAGGGCAATAGAGTTGGCTCTTCAATGAATCAGGCAACTGTGCCCAACAAGAATATGTCACAGGAGCCACCCCGCAGGGCATACACACCTGGTAGTTCATTTGCCTCCCAAGGATTTACACGCGAGGAAGCCTTGGGAGGCAAGCCCCGCAGGGCATACATACCTGGTAGTTCATTTGCCTCCCAAGGATTTACACGCGAGGAAGCCTTGGCTAGCATGAATGCTCGATAACTACTAATTTATTATGGCTATTAACTACAATCCATTTTCACAATTCAACGTCGAGCCTTCGTCGTTTAGTTTACCCGCAGGTATGACTATGAACCAAGCGGCTACTACGAACGCCATGATGCAACCAGTTTCTCTGCTAGGTCAGCAGAGCTTTGGTGCGCCTCAGCAAGCCCCTCAGTTCGACTATCCCCCAATTACCGAGGATGATTTTTATGGAACGGATGGTATGTCTGCGTCTCAAATTGTAGACATGATAAATCAACCTGATTATCAAACTCCTGCTCCACCAGCCGCCGACCCTCAATCCAGAATACTTGATTTTGGGCAAGGAATTTTAGATTTATTAAAAGGGAAAGTTGAGAATGTGGCTACCGTGCCAGTTTCATTGGGTCAATTTGGAATGGCCGGGTTTGATTATCTTGCAAATCCTAGTCGTCCTTCATTTGGCGATTCATATAGTGCTGCACAACGTAAACTTCCTTTTGAATTTTTTGATGAAAATCCCTACGCAGAGCCTGTTGCGAGTCCTTCAAGTATACCTATGGGGCCACAAACGCAAGAGTCTATAAGTCCCTTCCTTCAATCTCCTGATACACCTTCTGGTTTGGGTGGCCAATTATTAGATGGTTTCAATCAGGTTAATGATTCTTTTAGAGGACCAAATGCACCTATGGGTCGAGACGAAACAAGGGCCATGCTTCAGGAACGCTTTGGAGCACCCACCATAAATGCTATACTTAATCTTCCTAGTGGTCAAGGTATGGGAATGAAAACAGACGCACAGGGTCGTATGATCTCGCAAGGAGATGACAGATCTGCGTTTAATCAAGCTTCGTTAGATAGACTAGCTAGACTAGAGGAGCGTGATGTTCGTCCTGGTGAAACCCTACAAGAACGTGACACACGGATAGCTGACTCTCGCACCGAGGGAACAGACAGAGGCGGTGAAATGTCCTTTGAAGAAGCTCGTAAGTTTGTTCCAAAGGGGGCAAGAGAAAAAACAAAAGATTATAACGCACGAGTTAAGGCATTCCAAGCTCAACAAAACAGTGCTATAAGTCAACTCAAGGAACAATACGAAGAGTATAGGGTTCAAGGCCGGGTTCTTGACAATGAAAGAATACAAGCCTACATAAATCGATATCAACAAACTGAACCTGAGAAATACAGGGAGACTCTTCAGGTTGCTCGAGAAATGTTGCAAGACGGACTATTACAAGACGAGACTCAGGCAGCTATGTATGTTATTGAGCAAATGGGAGGAAAGGTTTCTGATATATTTGACCCATCCGTAGAGTTTATGAGGGGCGATGATGGTAGCAAGAGTAACACCAGTGGGGCTACATCAATAATGATGCACCCAGACGGAGTTCAACGAAGAAATGTTCCCGTTGAACAAGTCGAGGAAGCAAAAGCTGCTGGATATACGTTAATATAATGGCAAGAGAAATACCTGAATTTGGAACTCCTGTTGAGGAATTTTTAGAATTTGGAACTCCCGTTGAAGAATCTACTCAATTTCAAAGTGATTTTTCTAATGTTCCTGAATTTGGAACTCCGCTTGAGACACAATGCCCTACTGGATATACCCTAAATAATGATACGGGATTGTGTGAACCAACAGACCCTAGTGCTGGAGACATTGTAAAAGGTGTAGGCGTAGAGGTAGGAGCTGGCATTGGTGGCTCTGTTCTTGGTGGCATCCTTGGTGGCACATTAGGCTCTGCATTCTTTGGTGTAGGAGCAGTTCCGGGAGCCGCCATAGGTAGTGCTCTTGGTGGAGCAACAGCTTCATTCTTTGGTAGCCTACTTGCACAAGACATCGAGGGGCAGGAAGATAAGTCTATGGGTCGTGCTATAGCAGCAGCAGCCATTGGTGCTATCCCTGGGGGCGTAGGCAAGGGCGCACAGGGAGGAATGAGACTTGGTAGTGTTGCACTTAGGGAAGCAGGTAAAGGTGCTGCATTTGGCGTTACAGACGCTACAGCAAGGGCTGTGATAGATGAAGGCCGTCTGCCCACAGCAGGAGAGCTAGCTCAGTTTGGTGGAGCAGGTGCGTTGTTTGGTGGTGCGCTAGGTGGTGTGACTACTAAGATTGGACAGAAGTTTGCAGGTAAGACACCACAACAAATAGATGATGCTATAGCTAGAGAAGAGATTACATTCAAAGATTTATCATTCTTCCCTCAAAATGCCTCTGATGACATAGAGTTTGGAGAAGGAGTACTACTAAGGGGCATACAAGAAACTAAGGATGGAGCAAGGAGCGGAGCAGCAGCACAAGCTCTAACACAGCCCCAGGCAAACCTTGGAACTATGGGAAAGATACTAGCCTCGGTAGCACCCTCTAAAATTGTAGGAACAAAGGCTCAACAAGCCACCATTGATTTCTCTAGAATCATTAAGACAGCGGAAGAGATTTCTGGTAGGATTGGAGCCAAGACTGCAAGAGCAATAAAGAAAGATCCGTTACTAGAAGCACCTATCAATAAGTTCTTAGATACTGGTGAGATGTCAGACGATGTAGCTAAGGTTCTTAAGGCTGACCTAACAAAGTATGATGAGGCTCGACAAGCTTTGCAGAAGGAAGCCATACAGCTAATTGATGACGGAGCATACAAGTCCTTAGATGACGAGGCCAGAGAGAAGCTAAGGCAAACTATTAACGACTCAATGAACTCAAGCCAGCTTTATGCTAGGAGAGAGTATAAGGCTTTTCTAGATCCCAACTATAAGCCCACCGATAAACAAAGACAAGCGGTTATGAATGAACTGGTTGAGGCTGGCGTGAAGAGAGGCGAAGATTTTAAGACAGCTTCATCTAATGCAAACGAGCACCTTGATAGGCTAGAAAAAGCTTTTGCATCTACCCGTCGCGAAGACCCCCGAGGGCTTCTTGGCAATGGAATAGACTCTGTATTTAAGAAAAGAAAGACTCCTGGTGAAGCAGAAAAGATTTGGTTAGGAGAAATCAAAGACCCCGTAGAGCGCATGAGGGGAACACTAACTGGCGTTGCTAAGTCAGTAGCAAGAGAAAGAACTAATGTCATCCTAGGCAAAGAACTAGTTGATGCTGGCATAGCTTCTACCACCAAGGCAGATAATGAAATGGTTGAGCTTGTGCTGCGGGGAACAGGCAAGGAAGGTTCTGGATTATTTGCATATCCACAGGTTCAAACAGCACTCAATGAACTGTATGTTGGCAATGGCTCTGAGAAGATGGACAACATATTCCTTAATGGCCTACAAGATTTATACAGAGCAGGTGTTGGTTTGTCCAAGGGTGTAAAGGTCTTGTTCAATACCGTAGCCTATCCCGTGCAGGTATATGGTAATACTGCTAACCTGTTGGGCATGGGGATCAATCCATTTAACAATGCGTCACGTGGGTTACGTTTAGCGTTGGCTGATGTCCCCTTGGTTTCTAGAGCAATGGAAGGTTTAGACAAGACTCCAAAGGCTCGCAAGGCATTGCTGGACGAGATCGAGGAGATGTCCAAGTATGGCATCAAGAATGCCAACATCCTAGAATCAGACATAAGATCAACCCTGGATGCAGGACCGTTCTCCAAGTGGTTACAAAAGGGACTAGACCCAGTTGGTAAAGCATACCAGGTTCCTGATACATTGGGCAGGTATGTGGGTTGGAAAGCCAACCAGAACACTGTACGCAAGATGTTCCCTAATGCCAGCGACGAGGTGGTCAAGAAGCAGGCTGCCATGATGATCAACGACACTTATCAGAATTACGATAAGTTGAGTAATGTAGTCCGCACCCTCTCTCGTTGGGGTGTTATGCCACAGTTCGCATCGTTCACATCTGAGTTTGCCCGGAACCAATACAACCAAGGTAAGATGATTGCTCGTATGATAGCAGGAAACTTTGGTGAAGAGTTTGGGGAACTAGGAGCAGCTAACGTAACTCGCATGAGAGTTGAAGGAAGCAAGAGACTTGCTTCTTTGCTTGGTGTGTATGGAGGAACCTACGCCGCAATCGAGGGAGTCAAGGCTGCATCAGGGGTAGACGATAAGAAAGAAGAAGCACTTCGTGACGTTGCGTATGCGCCTTGGGACAAGAACAGAAAACAATTAGTTAAGCTAGACGAGGGAGGACGCACGGGATGGGTAGCCAACCCCAGTTATGTAGTGCCGCACGCTCTTGGTTTGTCTGCCCTACAGGCTGGTTTGAGCGGGGACAGCGAGCAGTCAGTCATTGCACTAATGGCAGAAGAGTTTATAGGAGAAGGTTCCTTCGTCTTTCAATCAGCGTATCAAGCATTGGCTAACCGAGACGAGCGAGGTGAACTAATATCCAAGGAAGTAGACAAGTTAGATCAAGCCAGAGAGCGTTTGGGATTCTTCCTGACGGAATCATTTAGACCTGGGTTCAGCAGAGAGCTAAAGAAGCTAGAGAAGGCTCGACTAGGTAAGGGTGACCTCACACTCAAAGAGGTTGGGGCAAGACAGTTGGGAGCACGTATCAACCCGTTTGACGTGGGTGAGGCTGCAATGTTTACAATTAGAAACACCAACACTTTATCCAATGAGGCCAAGTCAGACTACAATCAGTTATTAAAATTTGGAGAGCCATCAGAGGCACAGTTAAACCAAGCTTACGAAAAAGCTAACAAGATTTATTCAGACGCTTTTGCCGCTTTGTCCAAGAACAACGAGAGTTTGATTACTCTAGGCTACGACGAGAACGAGCGCATAGAGATATTCAAGAACGCAAAGGTTTCGTCTAGGAGAGTGTTAGAAATCTTAGACAACTCTCCGTCGGATTTACCTCGGGTCTTGAAGCAATCTACATCTGATATATATAACGAGCAGGGCGATACCATGCAGCAGAAGCGTAGCAACATAAAGAAGTACATGCGGACCGACCCAAGCACGGGCAAGAAGCTAATGAATATGTGGATTCGCGAGCAGAAGAATGCAAGCAGGGGGTTGAATCAAAAGGATACGTTGATCCGGAACATGGATACAGATGAGAAGGTAGATTATCTATCCAGAAACCCTAGCATGATAAACGACTTTAGGCGCAAGGGTGTTCTATCCGACTCCGTGCTTCAGGCACTAAGAATTAGGGGAGTCCTGTAGGGGACAATAAAAAAGCCCCCCAGTTACCTGGAGGACCTTAGTTTGTTAGCGTCGTGGTTTGGAAGGGCTGGCTAACGGCAACCCCTTATAATAGGTTGAATACGACCTTATCCGGAGCACTCACGACTTACTCTTTTGCAGCTGAGACACTAACAAAGTTATTCTCGCTCCTCTGCGTTAGACAGGAGGCGATGCTGGAGCATATTAACTTTATTCTTCAAGTTATCTATGTCCTTGTTTAAAGTTTCATTCTGTTTGGTCAGAGCTTCACACGATCTAGTCATGGCCTCTAGCCCTTTAGATAGAATGTCTTCTGAGTTAATCTTGTAAACGGATTGGGTATTGGTTGTCTGCATTTATGTTATGTTGTGTGAAATTAGTTTCCATTGGTCAGCGTCTCTCTCTAGCCACTCAAACAGATATACAATATCCTCGCTGTCTAGTGGTTCGTCAGACTCAAGGTAGTATATACCTTTTATGTCTGGGCTTCTGCCTCCGGGCTTGTCGGCTTCAAACTCTACAGTGACATCAGTTGTGTCACCATAGATATTGTCCATTTGTATTTTATGTTCGTAGATCATAGTTAGATAAACATTGGTTCAAAGAAAGCAAGCTTAGGAGAGTAGACAACACCGCAGCCTAGCACAGGTCGAGCAGCATATATACGTCCGTAGTTCATGGCAGGGTGACTATGGTCTACACCACAGCCTACGTTCATACCAAAGACAACACCGTCCTGGTTGGCGTGGTAGTTGATACCAGCCTGTGCGTGGAGGTGACCCATGACCAGAGACTTGAACTGAGCCTGAGCGTTCTTCAGGGCTGACATCTGTCCTCCCTTTTCTTTGTCTCCGTGTCTGTATATAACATTGTCAATCACTAGATCAGTAAACCTAGGATGTATTTCCCATCCGTCAAGTCCCCATAATGTTTTGAAGTTAAGTATTACTTCTGGTGGTAGTCCAACACTATGAGCCTTACGCTCTGGTAGAGCGGAGTGATTACCGATAAGGTAGTCTACCTCAGGGAACGCCTTGTGTAGTGCTCTGACCTGCTTAGAAGCCGCTACAAACTCGTCTGCTGCGCTGGGCATGGATGGGTCTTTCTCGTGGAAGCTGATAGCATTCCAGTCTACCAGGTCACCGATGTGAACAACACGTGTGCACTTGTGCTTGTGGAAGATAGAGATTAGGAAGTCAATGTAGCCGTGGTGCATGGCCGGGCAGTGAGTATCAGCTATGACAAGGACACGCTCGTTACCCTTGGCGGCAGGGACAGTAGCTTTGTATCGCCTAATCTTAGAACGCACAGCTTCTGCGGTTGTATCATAGTCTTCAGCGATTTGATGGTAACTAAGACCTTCTAAGTAGAGGTCGTAGGCTTGCTTCTGAGTTAGGTGTTCTTGTGTCATATTTATGATAGTTAGTAGGATGGGTTAACTAAATCTGCCTATGCTGTTTTGAAAGACGAACTTGCCATACTGATCTCGCTCACCTTCACGTTGCTTTGCTATGTTGTATTTGATGCAAATGTGTGTGCCGTGGACGGGGTCATTGTGGACTGTAGCTTCCTTTGTGTCTGAACCGTTAGGCCATAGCAAGAGAATAATGTCTGCGTCGTTCTCGATGTCCCCGGAATCCTTCAAGTCGTATAGAGTAATACCTGTCTCACGCTTGGCTCCCTCTCTGTTCACCTGCGCCAAGAGAATGACTGGTAGGTTCAGTTCCATAGCCATGAGCTTGATCTGGTGGCTAACCTCTGCGATACCGTCGTGCTTCTTGAGCTTGGTGTTCCAAGGGACTAGCTGTAGGTAGTCTATGACTATCCATTCGATGTTATGTTTACGCTTATACATACGAGCACGTGAACGCAGTTCGTCTATGTTTCTAACGTAGTGCTCTGTAAAGATGGGGGCGTTCTCTACTCTCTCAGTAGCATCCCACACTCTCCTTTGTTTCTCTGGGGATAGCACACCCTCTTGGAACTGGTTGAGGTTCACAGCAGAGCAGGTCTGTATCATGCGCTTTGCTAGGCTCTTAGCCTGCATCTCAAAGGAGAAGTATAGACCAGGCTTGTTGTGGGTTACGCCATTCTGCAAGGCTACGTTCAAGGCTATGCAGGTCTTGCCGCAGGAGGTAGGAGCAGCAACAACCATTACCTCTCCGTTGGCTATACCACCAGCACTAAGCTTATCGTCTAGCTGTTTGATCCTAGTTGGTAGGGCGAAGGTGCTGTAGGTTCCCTCTGCCATCTTCTTGAAGTCTTCACGTAGGGACTCAGCCGCTGATCTAATTGAGGGGTCATCAGCGGAGCCGTTGTCTAGTGTCGCAGTAACAGATCTCTCGATGTCGGCAATGATAACGTCCGGGTCTTGGTTCTCTGTAGCTGCTTCAATCGCGATGCGTGATGTGCGAATAATCTGACGCAACTTAGACTTCTCTTTTACAATCTTGGCATGGCTTACTATTTGCGTAGAGCTACTAGCCTGACTCTGTAAGTGCATTATGGTGCTCAGTCCACCCGCTTCCCTGTCTGTCCCCTCACGCTTTAACAACTCATCAAGTTCAAGCTCAGAGAACTCTTCACCCGAAGAGCACAGCTTGGCTATGCCCTTGAAAATTATTTTGTTGGCGTTGCTGTAGAAATCGTCTGCATTGACGATGGTGCTGATGCTGTCGTAGGCAACATTGTCCAACAGGCAACAGGCCAGCAAAGCCTCTTCTGCTTCTAAGTTGTGAGGTTGTTCCATTACTCTTTAATTAGTCCAGAAAGGATGCCGCGTCCAACGGTTTGTTTAGCTTCAGAATAAAACTTGGCTATCGCTATGTGCTGATCCTGGGTATACTTGTCGTGGATCTCTTCAAGGATGTTTTCAGCACTCTGTAGGATAGCTTCTATCTCTTCTTCTTTTCCAACTATATCATTCATTGGTTCCAGTGCTTTCACTATCTGGTCTAAGAAGCGTTTGCGGGGACTCATGATGATGCGGAAGTGGTCTATGTAGTCTAGTTCTTTCATGGCTATGATTCGGTTAGTTCAAGTTTGAGTAGTTCCTCGCGTTCAAGTAGCTCTAAGGCTCTCCAGGCTGTGCTAACTCGGTCACCCTCCATGAAGTGTCTCATGAG